CTCCTATTTGATTGTTTGGTGTAATTGTGCCATTACCTTGTGGCGTAAAAATTTCTGGTCCTCGTTCTCCAACCATAAAGCTTGATCCACCTGTAACTGGACCACCTTCCGCTCTACCTGAATAGTTTTGTGACCTTATTTGTGCAACTTGTGCAAGACCGCCTGCAACAACTGCCGCAGCTGCAATAAAGTTAAACGGTGGTGGATAACTAGCTATTGCTTTGGTTGCACCTAAATATGTATTTTGAATAGCTTGTGCTATAGCAAATGCTTTATAAGCTGCAAATGCTGCTTTGTTATGTTGACCCAAAGCTTTGAACATATCAGCACTTTGACCTATAACAAACTGAGCTTTTTCTTGGTGTGTTTTTTGTTCAAACTCTGCAAAAGTTTTAGCTTGATCAGCAGTTTTACCTTGTTGCATTAATTCGTACTGTCGTCTTGTAACTGCTTCTTGTTTCTTTTGCTCTTCTGCACCAATAAAGTCACGCATTTTTTGAAGCTCTTCTGCTTTAACTGCAGCAGCTCGTTCTTCAGCTAAGCGTTTATAACCTTGCGTGTATTTTTCTTCAGCAGCCAATTTAAGGTCAGCTGCCATTTGAGTTGTAAGTAAACCATCCAACTCTGCTTGGTTTATCATATTCAAAGTATTCTTGAATTCATTTAAGTTTTGAATTCTTTCACGCAATACTTCAATAGTTTCAGTTTGACCTCTTAAGCCTAAATATGTTAATTCTTGGTCTATTTTCTTTTGTTCATTTAATCTATATTGTTTTATATTTGCTTCGTCAATTTCTTTACCATATGCTGCCATTGCTATTTTAGCATTGGCTAATGCTTTTTCAACATTACCATACATAGCAGTATTATTCAAACCTTCTTGATTCATGGTTTGCATTACACTACCTAAGTGTGCTACAAGGTCTCTAGCTTCTTGATATTGTTTGTTTAATTTTTCTTGTGGTGTTAAAAACTTATCCACATCCATGTTTTGATATGTTGCTGTAAGATTTTTGTATGAACCAAGTAAATTAACAATAGCTTGCTTTTCTGCTTTATGTGCTTCTGCAATACGCTTATTTGTTTCAGCTTGTTCTTTTTCAACTTGTAATCTTTCTTTAAGAACATTTAATAATTCGCGTTCTGCTGCATAACGATCTTCAATAGCACCAGTGCCATTCATCATATCATCTGGACTCATAAAATCTGGATCTGGCGCATTGGCTAATCTTGCTTCAAGTTCTTCAATTGCTGCAGCTGTATTTGTAAGAGCTTCAAGTTGCTTTAAGTTCATATTAGCAACAGCACCTTGTCTATCTGATAGTTGATCAAATATACGAATTAAGCCTTTTAATGAACTTCTATATGTGTCTGTAATACCAGTAGCGTCACCTAGTGCTGCTAAACTAGCTGTAAATGAATCACCTAGCTGTGTTTCAAGCTGTTCTGTTGTAATCTGCATTTGATTAAAGCTAGCACTCAATGCAGTTGAGTTTTCAAGCATGTTAAACATAACTTCAGCAGTTAGTTTACCTTGTTGTGCTAGTTTTCTTAAACTACCAACATTTAAGCCTGTTTCTTCTGCCATAATAGCAAGTGCAGGACCTAGTCCTTCAACAATACTATTGAATTCATCACCTCGTACAACACCTGAGGCCATTGCTTGACCAAACTGTCTGATTACACCGTTTGTGGTACCTGCATCAGCACCAGCAACTGCAAGTGCTTGTGATAATTTACCTGTAACTGTGAGTAGTTGGTCTTCTGATTTATTTAAATCAGTTGTTGTAACTGCTAGTTTTTGATATAGTTCTGCCGTTGCAGCAAAACTGGCTCTATTTTCAACAGCTGCCTGTGTCAAACGACCCATTAATCTTTCAAGGTCTGCTTGATCTTTGGTAACCAGTCTTAATTGGTTACGAAATGTCTCCATCTGTTTGCTAGCATCAATAACTTGCTTACCAAACGATACCAACGCCGCAGCTGCCGCAGCTGCTCCTAGCGCTTTAAATGAACTTGCCAACCCTTTAACACCTGATACAGCTTTACGCGTATCCGCACTTACCAAAATTTTATATTCATCTACCTTTGACACGGGCTTGCTTCTCCTGTTGTTGTTTTATTTTAAAGTATTGCGACCACAATCTTACCTCAAACTCTGTGAGGCGCATTCCCTGTTCTAGTGTTATATGCAATCGCTCGCATAAGAACATGAGAAACTGTAGATCATGATCTACTTTAAGTTTTTTTCAATGTCCTCATTTGTAATAGCAGTGCCGTTAATAACGCCAACAACTCTTAAAATGACAGCAGGATCAACTTCATTACTTAATGTAACTCTTTCTGGTCCTTTAAACATTTTATTACCGTCTTTATCTAAACAACGAATAATAAGTGTTTCAATTAAGGCTTCACTTGTTTTACCATTCGTTGTAAGATCTAAAATCTTGCTTTGTTCTCTCCATGTTAAAGTAGTACGATAATAAATTGTTGTATCCCACTCTTCAACATAGTAACTTTTTAAACTGTTTTGCACCAATTCATTAAAATGTTTTGTTGCATTTTCTAATAATTTATTACTCATTGCTTAATCCTTGTGTTATTTTTGCAATTTCTTTGGTCGTGTTGTTTTTATATAGCCTTGAACCCAATTGCGTTTAGGTTTAGGACCACCTTTTTCACCAGGACTGACCCAACGACCACTGTTTAGTGAGCCAACCCACGGTTTATTATTGCGTACATTGAATCCATATTGTTTATCAGTAAACTTCCATGCATCAGCTGTTTTACCTGTCCTATTTGGAGTATGGTCTTTTAGCTTTTGTTCAATCTTTTCACCAAATTCATCAACATTTTGTTCAATGCGTTTAGCAATTTGTTTGCCTACTCGTGCGAAAGCTTGGGCGGGACTAAATGTACCAGCACCCAAGCCTCTTGTTTTGGTAATTTTAATACCAGCTGCCATTATTACGATGCGCTTGCGTTCATAGTAAGGTCGCCTGTGCCAGTAAACGAAATACTAGCTTCAACCATACCATCTAAACTTGATGTAATATTATAGCCTGTGATAATAATAGAACCATTGATTTTTGGCTCACCACTTGTTGTGCCATTTGGATATGCTTCAAAAGTTACATGATCCGTTCTAGCAGGAGGTGTTGCCGCTCCTTGGTTTGTTCCGCCTAGAAATGCAGGGATCTCTGTTGGATCACTTGCTTCTAATTGGTTATTATCATAAAATATGTCTGCTGTGCCTTCAAATGATTTCAATCCAGCAAAATAGTTACGACTATTGTCGCCCATAGTTGTATTTTCAATTACTTCAGTTGAAGTAGAGATTGAAAAACTTCTAAGTTCTGCTACGGATGTTCCGCCAACTTTTAACACACCAAACTGTCCTGTGTATACACTCATTTTAGTTCTCCTCTGTAGGTGTTACTTCATCAATTGCTGCTTCAAGTTCTTTATCAAACTCTTGTTTAACATCAACTGATTTTGGTTTTTTTACTTTTTTTGGTTCTGCTTGAACAACATCTTGTACAACGGACCAACCCATAGCTTCGTGATCTTTAAGTTGTGAATCATCAATTGTTCTTACACGACCTTGTTTAGTTACTTTAAGCATTATGCTGCTCCTCTTGTATAAATGTATTCAACTGCAAAAGTTAAAGTTATTTTACCAAAACGCTTATCAATGTCTTGGTCAACTGTTAAGTTAAGTAATTTTGTGTTTTTAGCTACACCGCCGCGTGTTAAATCAACAGCAAGAGCTTCTTCAACTCTTTCTGCTATATCATTACGCTGTAAATCAATATTGTTACCAGTGACATAGCACTCGCACTCAACATTCATTACAGCAAAACGCGTACCACTTTCACCTAGCATAGTTAATTCTTCTCTATCCTCATCAGTTGTTCTGACAACAATAGCTGGGAATTGACTTCTTGCTAAGTCATCTAAGTCTATAGATTCTCTTGTAGCATATATTGGTTTTGGATCATTTGCATCCGTCAATACAGCTACAATATTATCAGCGATATCGTTTCTTACACTCATTATCTAACTAGCCTTTGTGCTGGTTGAATTTCTTGTTCATGATCTTCATATGTACCATCACCATCCCAATCATAGAACAGTTCTCTTGTTGCTATATCAAACTCTTCATCAAATTGATCTTTATAATAACCAATTTGAGTCTGAAAACTATCACCATCTGTACTCCATTGAGTAAGTTTTGGTAATACATATTTGTATAAGCAATAAAAAACCGCACTGCGAGTGAGTTGGCTATCCTTAAGCTTAGAAGTGTCAAAGTCAGTAAAACTGCCGTAGCGTCCTGCTAGCTTTGGCCACCAATCTATTCTTAATTTACGGTATATATCTTCATCTGTCTTAGCGATCATATTTGAAAAGTCCTGAATACCATAATTGTGTAAATCAGGCATGTACTCTAACATGTCGTTTTCTGTAAATAAAGCCATTTATGGTTCTCCTTTTCATTTAAATGATGTGGCGATAAACGCCACACCATATATAATATAATCAGCTATTATGCAGATTCGTCAATGATCAATACAGATCTACCAGAATCAATAGCACCTATGCCTGCGTGTAAACTCGCTACACAGTCAAAACCTACTGCTTCAGCTCTGCGACCTAGTTCAACATCAATATTTTTTTGCATTGCAATTCTGTATGCGTCTGCACTAAATACTGCCGCTTGAACATTGTGTGAAGTTAAACCAGTGTTTGCGTCTGTTAAGTAACTTGTAGTAAATGTTTGCACACCCGCAATAGAACCCATAAATCCAGTTCTCATTGCTGTATTTTGAAACTCACCACCAGCAAATGCATTTGAACCAATGTCAGACATTAATTCGCTGTATACTGCTGCGTTCACTAAACAATATAGCTGTCCAGTTTCACCTGTTGCACGAATTGTACCAACAGCTTTCATGATTTCAGCTACAGTTAAGTCTCTTGTAGTTTCTGTGTTTTCTTGTTCAGTTGTGTTTGCACCAATAACTGCCATTACAGCTTCGTCAAATTTCTTAGAAACTGCATAACCTAAAACACGACCAATTTCATTTGCATCAATTGAACCTAGATCTCTAAGTACACTTCTTGCTGCATATAAATTTACATCAATGTCGTTAGCTGTTGGTGCTGGTTGAGATGCTGTGATGTCATCTACATTTGAACCAGCTCTAGTTACTTCGTATGCTGTAGCAGCAGCTAGTTCTGGTACTCTTAATACACCTGTTGGTGCATTAACAGTTGGGATAATGTTACCGCCTAAAAACAACGATGCTTCATGTGCATGATATACTGTCGCTGCTTTTACGGGAACCTGAAGTTCTTCATAGTTTAATGAAGAAATATAGTTAGTTTGTGCCATTTTAGTTCTCCTTTTTGGCTATTATACAAGACCCTTATTACGGAGTTCTTGATATTTTTTACGGTTTTCTGGATTAGTCATATCCAGAGTAGCAAGATCAACTGCTTCAACCTTATTTGGTTTAACATTTGATACGCTGCCAGATCCGCCAGCTGTTGCGGTTCTAAAGTGGGGATTTTCGTCAATAAAAGTAGTAACTAAATTCTCCACTGTCATTGGATCGCCTTTTTCAGTATATTTTGGGTTACCGTTATTATCAATAACCTCAACATTACCGTCGTCACCTAAACGAATTTGACCTTTAACAAGTGCTGCAACTTGTTGTGCATTAATAGCACCAGCTTTGTTAGCTGCACTTAGTATTGCACCATCAACTTTTACACTGTGTAATTCACTGCGTAACTGTTCAATTGTGCTATCCTTTTTGGACACAGTGTCCTTAAGAATTTTTTCAAACTCGCCTTTGGCTTTAGCGTCCTCCAGCTTTTTTTGCTCCTCTACACTTACAAGTTCTTTGTAGTGTTCTGGATCTACCCCAGCAAATCGTTTTTCAAGCGCTCTTTTTTGCTTAGCCAAACGGTCTTCTAAAATACGGTCTAACTGGTCCTGGGTAAAAACCTGTTCATTGTTAGTTGTATGTACCTGATTTTCTGCATTTGCAGCGGCTTCAGTTGCCTCAACCTGAATATTATCAGTCATGTTACATATCCTTGTACTTTTATATATATTTATCTTTTTGTAAAATAATCTACCCCTTTAGGGTTCATACAAACTTCATAATTAAGTGCCTCAAGCTTAACTTGAAACTCTATACTAGGTTTATATACACTTATGTTACAACCAGATTTTATTTGATTGTTAATAGCGTCAAATATTGTCATATATGAATCGCTACCAAGTCTTATTGTGTCATATATACTCCAATCAATGCTATTAACAGCATTAAGCAGTGTATATTTGTCACAATTTATATCTATGAACTGTTGATCATAGAAATTCGTGCCTAAAGCCTTTAAATTGGCTCTTGTAATCTTTCTTATAACATCATTAGTATCAACTGTAGTAACTATATCGTGACTATGTCCTATATACCAACTAGTTAAACCATAACAACTACACCAATCTATTGCATGGTGTCCTTTTGGGCTTCTTTTATAACTTGCACCACAATATTGTGTGGGTACTGTATTCATTTCCCAATTGTCAATATTAATACTTGTTTCTCTTTTATCTACCATCCATAACCAAGGCATATCTTTTTGTATTATGCTTGATTGATAAATTGGCCGCCTTGCAATAACTACTTTAGGGGTAGGTACATAAGTTCGCTTACGCTCCTGCCAGTATTCATAGTCACCTTGACAATAATACGGAGTACTATTCCTGATCTGGCCCATTACTCACCGCTGGTTGTTCGTGAGTATAACCTAAAACTTCGTATTGTTCATGTTCTGCTTGCGTATTAGCTTGATAACTGTTACCTTGAGCGTCGTACATCATATGTGGTACGAATTGGTTACTCATAATTGATTCATTAATTTGTTCTAGTGCTGCTTCATCGTCTACAATAGCACTTGCAATTGACATTTGCATATATTGTTGTAATTTTGGATCTGTTACACCAATTTCTTGTGCTAGTTTAAGATTCATTAAGTCTTGCTGTCTATCTCTTGTATCAAAGCTATCTGGATAGTAAACTTCTCCATCCCAAGCAGTACCTTCCCATAAACACCATAATCTCCATATTTGTTCTTCAGCTAGTGCAAGGTTTGAAGCTTTATCTGATAATAAGCTAGCCAATGCTTTTTGTTCTATAAGCATAGCTACACCTGAACGCGCTGTTTTTTGACCTGATACACTATCTAAATGTGTCATCTTTTCAATAGCAACAACTTTTCTATCAATTGTTTCTAGCAGTGTACTGATGTTTTGTCCGCTTGGTGTAAGTAAGTAAGGTTTTAGTCCCGCATCCAAATCATCTGGCATTGTGACAATTGCTCCCGCGCCCGCGCTAGCATCTACCCCAGCGGTTTTACACAACGCGGGATGATTACTTAATTTAATAAGCTGTGCAATTTCACTATAGTCTGAATAAATTGAACGCTGTAAGTCACTTATATCTGCTAAGTCACTTATACCAATA